CCCAAATAAGAGGCAAAGCAAGAAATTGGAAGTGAGCGTGGTGTTTTACCGTAGCTTAGAATTGGTGTGGCATACGACAACCACATCTTAGAAGAGTAATCATACAAACGCTGAGCATGCTCTGGATTGGATGAAAACGTTTTTGAAACATAAGCAAATCTTTCTTGAGGAGACTTCTCCCCTTCGTGCAAATAACCATCTTTTAATCTAGATAATCCTGATTCTGAAAACAAATTGTCGCGCGAATAGTCGACAGTAATACCGTGAACAACGTCCATACCTACCTCTTATTATTCTGTTACGAAATTATTTGCTAAAGGAAAAATTTCTGAAATTACTCGAGCACATTCACGAGCAATCTCCATGTGTTCTTTCTGAGTACCATTACCTGATCTTACTTCAATAAAATGAACCCAGGATCGCAAAGTTCCGTTGACGTACATTCGAGAAACAGTTAAACCCTCAGGTAGAACTGCTCTTGCCTGTTCCTTTGCGATTCCATTATTTACCGCCCATTGATATGCCTTGTTTGCTGCTTCAATTACTTCTCGTTGATGCCAAGACCACTGTTCTTTCAGATTTTCAGATTGCAGAGTACCTTCGTCAATACTGATCGAGTTTTGTCTATTTTTTGGATCTTGAAGTCTGGGTTCGCGGAAGACAAAATCCAAATCTTTAGTTGGATCTGCATAACGTTGACTAAACTCTTGAAAAGAAAAAGAACGATGACGGAGGATCTGTCTTGCAATGTCCCTTGTCGATTCTACTTCCATACACGCCGATACAACTTCAAGAGGGCTCCAGTGGGCATGTTTGATTAGATATTTAATTAATTTTTCAGAGGTTTCAGTGTTGTATTGATTTGAGGGATTTGAAACTCTAGCACAAAAAGCCACTAAATCTTGAGCATTGTGTATACCTTCCTGTTTAAATTCTTCAGTTGGTTGCGAGTAACTAACTAATCTTACTTTCATAATGTTTCCTTGTATATTGTACCTTTAATCCACCCTTCACCTGGACATTCTTTTGATCTTTTTTTGATACCATCAGCATTGACCCACCAAAAGGTTCCTTTCACTGCTTTGCTTCCATGTTTGTCTGACTGAACATTCAAGAACCCTGCGTTCTTTTCTTTAGCTTTCAATCCACCACGTCGACCATTTTCTCGAGCTTTTTCTGGATCACTATTAATTGCATGTATTCCTAATTTATGATCTCTGGTGTACATACCTGCATGTGAGCTTACTTCCAATCTTCTATCTTGGCCCATTTTTTGAAAATTGTGTGTTCCTCTACTCCATCGATCTTGTTGAGCTTTTTTAGCAACCTCACTTATGTTAACAGGACTATCCATCCTCATTAATATAGCTTGAACAGCTCCCCAATCTTCCTGCTCTTCATGTATTTTCAAATGTTCTTCCATAGTCACTAACTGAAGGTTAGATGGATCATTATTAGTGAAGTCTCCATCGATATGATGGATTTCATGACCCTGAGGAATTGTTTTGTTGTGATGTGCTTCCCAGATTTTACGGTAGTTTGATCTCATTTATAGTCCTCCACATTGGTCTCCTGTAGAGAACTATTTATAAGTTACGCTGGCTCGTACGTTTGTTCAAAGATGTCTGGCTTGCAGGGATAGCGTTCTCCTGCAACTCCAGTGATAATCCAATCACCAGGACACACAATATGTCCTCCCTCTAGTGTATCAATCCATCCATGATTGTGCATAATGTCACCACAATGTTTGCATTGTATCTGACCATCAAGATCAGGTGTACGGTAGTATCGTACAACATCTCCTTCCCATTCATGGGCTTTACGATGCGATGCTGGGATAGTGGTGAGTCGACCATTTTGGAAGCCGTGGTGCTCGCTGGCGTAGTCTTGTGGGTGGTCACCATTCTTAAACCACTGAGTAGCTTCAATAACAACAGGCTTCTTTCTGAATTTCATTGTATTCCTTTTTTTGCAGCTGTTAATACTTCAATCATACGATCAATTTCTTCTACAGAAAGATTCATTTCAAATTTATTTTGTTGTAGCTTAGGATTCTTAGCTCCCGTCCACTCCGTTTGGAATTTAAACGATACCATATTGTCAATGATGGGTGTTACGTTAACCCAATGAGAATAATCTCTTTTAGTAATCTGATACTTAACCATTAGCACTTCCTCCATGTCATAAACCGTAGCTGTGCTTCTGCACCGCTGTATGTATTCGCATTGATAATGTCAACAATGTCTTTAGACGACTTTCCTGACATAATCATTTCATTAATATCTTTCTCTACTACTGTATCAGGCCAAAGGCAGACACTAAATCCTCGATCAATAGTTTTCTTGATCAGGTTGGTAAGTTCTTTTGATCTAGGTTCATTATCATATACAACAGTCGCGTTTGTCTTGATTTTGTCAATCAAAGGACTGTTGAACGAGGAGCCGGATACGGCTATACCGTTTGGGATGAAGAGAGAGTCAATGGGTCCTTCTAGTATATAGATTCGTCTAGAGTAATTTAAACGCTCAAGACCAAATATTTTTTCTGCATCTTCATCCAACTTAATGGTGTAGTATTTAGGATCCTCTTTACCAAATGCCCGACCTTGAAACGCAAAACATTTACCATGTTCGTTAAAGAATGGAATGACCAACCTTGGATGCTCGGCATCATAACTCTTAAACTTATTTGGTACGCACTTATTAACGAAGTGCATGAATCTAGGAGCAAAGTATAGTAAATGGAAAACACTTGAGGGAATTTTCCTTTTAATACAATACTTTACAGCTGGGTGAGTAATCGAAAGATTATCCAAACGCTTAATGGAGTCAAGGACAGAATCCGTTAGTTCCGGAGCCTTAATGATATCCGGAATAGTATTATCTTCTTTCTTTGCGGATGTGGGGGTTTGGTTCTCTTTGTACGTCTCGAGTACATAGTCTTGATGCATGACTGGATCAAGATATTTCATAAAACTACCTAGATTTGTGGAATATCCACAGTTATGACACTTGACGAACAATCCCGTCTTAACACGGAATATGTATAGACGAGCTTTGAGTTTGTTTGTTTTGGAATCACCACACACGGCGCAACTTGCGTTCCACAAGTACTCCGACTTGTGCTTGAAATTTCGAAGTCGCGTGCCAAGCATGTTTGCATACTTTACGTCAACAAAAAGCATAATATCTCCATAATGATCATCTATGATACACGACGATCAATTACAAATCAAGCGCAAAATAAAGTTGACTGATAATATCCGGCCCCTGTAGAATTTCCTATGTGGGGTTGCATGTATTACAGTTGCTTAAGTGCCTGTGGTCTCTCTAAGAGTTCTGGTGGTACTTTAAGGATCAATTGATCTTTGTTAGCTACTTCTGGTGATGCACATCCAGCAAGAACAAAGATAGCTAGTAACATAACGTATCTCATTTAGTCAATTCCTTCTGTCTCTTTTGGTACTCTATCACAAGGTCTTGAAGAGCGTTCAATCGAGCAATTAATTCGTTACAACGATAATAATTCTCAGCAATTACAGCTGCGGCATTGTTTAAAGTCCTGTTAGAAGGCTTTTCTGGATTCTGAGGAGCAGACTCTAAGGATCGACCAGCAGCAGATCTATTATGCAATTCTACGAACCCTTCCGGTATTGTGCACTGAGTCTTCACTGGAACAAAACGATCAACATACTGAGTGACCACTTGAGGATTATTCTGCAACTTTTGAATCTCATCTCTGTACCGCTTTACTTCATCACGATACTCATCACGTAGTTTGGAAATCTCTTGGTCATATTCTTGTTGCTTCTGTGCAACCTCGTCTTGCCATTTACGCTTCTCTTCAGCATACTTAGCTTCTGTTAAATCGACGCCATCCATACGGCCTTTGATGTAAGTGCCGCCTAAGAGCAAAACTGCAGCCAAAGCTGCAGCAAGATATTTAACTAAAGGAGTAGAGAGTGCTTGTATCATGTTATCATCTTGTTGTTAACTTGTTTTGCTGGCCTTTTAATTTTTGACCAACTGCCCCCGCCGCGGCGGTTAAATCTAATCGACTTAGTGTTCTTGCCATTATGCAAAATAATAACCCCGTTAGGATTCTTCTTTGCAAAATTATATATCATCTTTTGACCCTCGTCTTCAAGGTTCAAATATTCAGCCCACTTTCGAAACTTAGCTTTCCCGTCCGTAAACTTATTGTACACTTCATCGTTGACAGTAAAGCGAGCAAAACGACGAGGTTTTTTCTTTGCACGGACTACTGGTTGGTCTGTAGAAACACGAGCACCGGTGACGTTAGCAATTCCACCTAAAGAAGAAGAAGGAGCACCACCTGGACCAAGAATACCACCAATGCCCTCTTCACATAGTATAAAATCTTCGACAATAAGTTGTTCTTCAACCAATACAACTCCTTCATCTAACATCTTAATGATGTGATGTAGCTTCTCTTCGTTAATAGTTGTGGACCGTGTTTTATATGCTTCTTTAATAAGAAACAAAGCAGCAACTAAGTTCTTTAACTTAGATTCACCGCCAGGTAACTTATTAATAATCTTTTTCATATTGAACACAAGACGTGTCAAATAGTTGTAAGCGTCTTTCTGTTCTTGTGTCGTAAAGTCTTTTGCTTTGATTAAGTTTTTGCCTTGAGCATCAATAATACCTAGTTTAAATGCTTCCGTCTCAACGAATGGCTTTACCATCATTGAGAGAACTCGATAAGCAATTAGGTTGTCAATAATTTGTGACATTTAGATATCCTTGAGTGCAGCAATGACTTTATCATCTAGCTGCAATTCACTTAACTTAATACCAAACTCGGGTACAGCGTCTGGCATCCTTTCAAGATAAACAAGAAACGTAGCTAAAACATCCCAATACTGTTTATCAATTTTAAAGAACAGTAGTTCGGTTGTAACAATACCAAACAAATTATATAGCACGATAATATGATTTAGAATCAACCTCTCTTTTAAATCATCATTTTCTTTATATCGACTGAATAACTTCTTTAAATATGCAAACCGCTTTATGTCTTCTTCAAATTCCGCGAGTGATGTACATTGCGAATTATCGTAGTTGTGCATCGCAATCAAAATAAAATTATTCTCTGAGATAGGTTGTTCAATCATATTGTAGAGGAGGGGGCAACCCCTCCTTCATTTATTAAACAGAAGTAACTGTTAAGGTAACTGCGGCAGAGTTAACGGTAACAGCTTCTTTATCTGCAGAAACTGCAACACGATATTGTTTACCATCATCACCAGCAACCAATGTATCAGTTGTGTACGATGCTGAAGTAGCACCAGTAACATTAGACCACGTTTCGCCAGTGTCTGTAGAAACTTGCCACTGGTATGCAACAGTTGCACCACCATCAGCTGCAGCAGTAACGCTAAATGTCGCAGTCTCCCCTTCAGCTGCTGTAGCGTTTTGTGGCTGAGCGCTGATATTGATTACAGCTGGGTTAACAGTCAATGTCACAGCGTTAGATGTAACAGACTCAGCATTAACCAACGAAACAATAACACGATACTTGTCAGTGTTGTCAGCAGCAACTGTCAATGCACCAGTTGTGTATGTCGAGGACGTTGCACCAGACACATTAGACCAAGCACCAGCACCACTTTCTTGTTTCTGCCACTGATATGTCAATGTACCAGTTCCGGTACGAGTAGCTGTGACGCTAAACGAACCAGTCGCACCAGAAATTACAGTAGTGTTGGATGGTTGACCTGTGATTGTGATTTCAGGCGCCAAAGTGTCGTTATCGCCACTTGTAAAGTCGCCAGCAAACGCAACCAAAACTTCAGCCTTGTGGCGTGTGTTACCTTGAGCGTCAGTGTATGTGCGGTATTCCGTCCAGCCTGGAGTTTTAATTCCTTTAGCACGGTTAACAGCAGCAGTTGCTTCTGCAACATCAACACCAGCTGTGGCGTCTTTGTCTGAAACTGTCTGCTCGTTTCTCAGTGTGTCGCTGAGGTATTTTGGCTTACCAGCCTCGTTATCTACTTTGCTCCAAAGTGCCATTTGTATATCTCCTTATTGTGTGCGAGCGCCTGACTTCGATCCTGCAGGACGTCCGCGGCCACGCT